TGACCTACGGTTGACTGTATGTCTACAGTAAACATCAGACTCTCAAGCTCCTCACTGCACCAGACCTGTAGCTATCTGTAGTGTCGTAGCCCTCGCCAAGCGACTTCAGTCTTAGAACAGAATCCTCATACTTAGAGACGTAAAACTCCATCTGTGGACCATCGCCCTTGAGAAAGGTATAACCCTCAATCAAGCAGCTATACAGCAAGGCGTTCTCTGCGTTAGAACCAAGCCAGCTTGTGCCGCTTGCGGCAGTGGTGATTGACTCAGGTTCATACATGTAATGCAGCTCAACCGCATAGTTAGAGTCGGGTGTCGGCCCGATGATAAACCTCGTATCATCAAATATGCTGTAATACTTTGGCACTCCCTGCGTTGATTCAACTGGGTATGCCTCGCGCATGAAGTTTACATCTTTGAAAACCAAGAACTGCGAACCGCTGTTGTCGATAGAAAGCGAATAGGACGCTAAAAAATTGTCCGGCATCGTCAGATATGCATTACCCTGACTCAGTGTGCCAGTCTGATTTCTTCTTAGGTCAGGTAGCTGTACTCCACGAAGTATCCTCTGCTCTGCCTGAGTAATTATCAAAGGCAAGTTATTTACAAAGGTTGTTTCGCTAGACTCAAGATAATCTTGTATAGCTGTCTTTAGCGTTGTGAACGTAAATGCCATTATCGATATCTCTTTGTTTTCTTAGCAACCTTCTTTGGCTGAGAAGAAAATTGTTTCCCCGCTTTGGTGTCCTTACGTTTCTTTCTAGTGGTGGCTGCATATTCTTTGGCGCTCAACGACTTGATCGCTTTCTCAGGAAGATATCGCTCTCCTGTCTTGGCGCTCGGTTTTCCAGACTTGGTTCTCCACTTCTGTGAAGTCCAGTTCTTCAGGGACTTTTGTGACTTTTTTAAGGCCATTAGCTCTTATATCCCCCACCCTTCTTTTTGTACTGAGATGCCAGCATTTGAGCTTTTCTGGCCGACCATTGTCCGGGCTTGCCGCCCTTTGAGCCTGCCTTTATTCTGTTAAACAAATTCTTCCTCATGGTCGGTTTGGTATAGTTACCAGCCTCATTGACGCGAGACTTGCTCTTACCGCCAGACTTCATGGCAACCGTCTTCTTTGGAGATGCCTTCTTTTTCACAACCTTTTTCTTAGTTACTTTACGAACAGCCATAATTAACTAGGCGTATTTGCCTGACCTCCCATGCCCGGATGATTAGTACAGTAGTAGTAAAGTGTTGGTGCGCCAATCGCTACAGTGATTTGAGTGTATGCTCCTGCACTACCCGGCGTCCCTACTGCTACTACACCTGTAGTATATTGAGTACCACCCCCATGAGTTCCGTCACTTGTGGTAGAAAATCTAAGAGGATGGCTTCCGTTACTGCTGTCCGACTGATCAAATCTGTAGGTGTTACCTTCAGTGATGTTTACGGTAGCCTGTTGAACGCCATCTATGTAGTATTTGTTTCCGCTTCCGGGGTTGGCAACAGTGATTGCAAAAGTGTCAGACACAGGTGTAATAGAACCAGTAGCAGCCGTAGAGCTAACTCCAGTAACTGACACACTAACGTCAACCTCTCCTGTTTCGACACTGACATTCCCTAAGTTAGTTGTACCGACCACACCAGACAAAGTGGCTGTGGAATCCGGTTGGATGATTTGTACTTCAACGCGGCCTACATGTCCTGACATGTCAAGACCAACGGTGCGGCTACCTAACGCCGTGTTTCCCCCGCCCACTGGGTCAAAGGCAGAAAGCTCACGACTTTGATCATAGCCTCCATCGGGTCTGGGATTACGGAGAGCCTGTGGATCAGACATGTTTATCATGCCGAGACGCCACTGAGGGTTATCCTTGTCAAGGACATCCCTACCGACCAGCATACCGTTGGGTCTGCCAGCCTCTATTTGTGGAACTAAGTCCTTTAGCTTGTATCTGAAACCTGTGCGATCACAGAAGCCAAAAGCATGTTTACCGCTGGCAAAACTACTCATAGATACTGATACCCGCCGGGAACGACGTAAAGAGACGCCTTCTCTCTTGCTGAGTCAGCCGCCATGTTCCACTGCTCCTCATAGTTTTCTTTCAGGAACGCCAGTCTGGGAGCAGCCTCTTCTCTTTTCATTGCTATGTTATATGCCAGTCCCGCCGTTAGGCACGGGAGAAATCTAGCAGGTACATCCATATTCAAAGAGGCAGGAGAGCCGACATCTTCTATCCGCTCCATGTAATAGTAGTTAAAGGTGTAAGTTTCAGCAGCGTCAGGGACGGGCCAAACAACGACAGTCAGCCCTGTTGGCGCTCGCTCAATGTAATACTGGATTGGCCTACCTTGCAGCAGCTTATTGGTCTGGTGCGAATATTGAGAGACCGATATTCTCTGCATGGTAAGATCGGTTTGCTTAGTTACATCACCAGCATCCGTTCTTAAAACTCCTTCAATGACATCCAGCTTTTCAGAACTCAGAGCGTAGGAGCTTGTTCCCGCAACAAGAGTTTGACTTGCATTCTTTACGGTCCAGAGGTTCAGACCCCTGTTCTGCCAGTCCAGCATGAGAAGGTTAAGGCTTCTTCTTGCGGTTCTGTAGTCAAACCCAGAACGTAATTCAAGACCGCAGCGTTCATAGGCTTCTTCCATGATATCGCCAAGATCAAGATTAAATGTTGTAGTGCCGCTGGTTGCCATCAGACAATTTTACCTTTCGTGAATCCTTGAACTATTTTACCATCGCCAACTCTGCCACCAGAAAACATACCCTTGCTAATCCCAGCCTCACTGAGCGCTATAGCCATAGCTTGGTTACGGTCGGTAACCTTTTTGCCCGAACTTGATTTCAACTTGCCGTCCTTAAACTCTTTCATGACGTAGCTAACTTTCTCTTGGCCTTTCATTAGCACCTCCACCGCTTTCGAGCTTGACGCAATCTGCTATTAGGGTTCTTTGCTGCTTTGGGAAACTTTTTCATCTGACCAGCAGATCGAGCGCAGAATGACTTTCTACGCGCTGCGTCTTTCTTCGATGGGTTTTTTTCGGTAACAGCAGTTTTAAGTTTGCTTCCGGGGTTTGCTTTTCGGTAAGCCTTTACACCCTTCTCCGTCATGCCCGCACCTTTCTTGGTCGCTCGAAAGTTGCCTGACTTGACAGAGGTTTTAATGCCCATGCCTTTGCTTTTTGTAGAACGGCTTTTCTTCTTAGCCATGCTAAATCTCTTTATGCATCCTGACGCCCTGAACAGCTCTGCCGGCGCCCCTCACACGACCTCCCATAAATCTTTTTACTGTCCGATTTTTTTGCTTGGGGACTGGATTTAGATTTGAAGAGCTGTTGTTTCTAGGGTTGCCATCTCGATGATGAACGTCCATTCCATCACCTTTACTAACTTTACCGTTAGCCAGCATTTTGCTTCTTGCAGCGTTCCTAGCCGCTCGGTTTTTCTTTTGCTCTGGACGTGCGTGGTAGTTATCGTATTCAGACCGATAATTCCTAGCCATCGAACTGGGCCTCATAGGCTTGATTCACAAGTTCGTTTTTCTTCTCGCGCCTGTCCAGTTCAACCCCGAACTCTCTGGCAAACTCTTCGAGCTGGAGTTTGGTCATCTTGCTCAGCTCGTTAAGTGTAGTCTCAACTGGGTCTTCGACAACAGTCTTCTCAGCCTTTGCGCCACCCATTGTTTTCAGCTTAGCTTTTGCCTCTGCCTCTGACATGAGATCAAATACTTGAACGTCATAACCGCCTTCAGAATTTTTAGTTCCGATTTGATAAACAGGGTCTCCGTTACTGAAGTTGCCGTTTTGGAACACTTCTAATTTAGCCATCGTAAAACCCTCAAACAGTAACGTATGACTTAGTCAAAGTCAGCATTAGGAAATAGGTGTCGTTATTACTAGCGCCATTAGTCGTAACAAGAATATCGCCAGTCTTGCCACTGCCTGCGTTATTAGGAATACCAGTCGGACCAAAGTCTAACTGATCAGAAAAGTCCTGAAGAAGATTAAGTAGTGGCATGTTTGTAGTCGCATCGTAAAACAGCTCTACACCCATACCAACACAGGAATATATGATTGACTGTAGTACCACTCCGTTACATGCCTGACCCGTCAGAGGGTCGCTGCTTAACGTAGAAACATCTACCAGTGTGGCAAGGCTTTGCCCAGTGCCATCACTTACATTAGTGAACTTTAGAACAGCATTTCGTGGGCCGTCCTCGATCACTTGGCTCGTTAGTGCATCTGCCATATGAAGCTCCAAATAAAAAACGGGGCAAGCCCCGCTTCATATTCTACGAAAGGTTGTTGTTCTGAATGTACATCACAGTAGCAGTTGCTGCTCCAGTAGTACCGTCTCCAGTGTTTGCATCAAAATCAGCGAACACTTCCAAATCCGTGGTTCCAACATCAGTGGCTTCGGTGTCCAGAGTCCCTCTTGTCGTGCCAAGAGATTTGACGTTAGTGGCTGGGACGAAAGCATCAGCGTCTGCACTTGTGCCAATAGCCACCGTGGCAGTGCCTGAGTCATTATTAACTGTGGTCACGTTCAGGATCACATCAATAATTTGGGAATTAGCGGGAACAACTGCAACACGCTGATTGAGATCATCTGCACCGATAATATCTAAAACAACGGATTGAGCCATTACGACAGAACCTACATTGGACACGTTAGTGCCAATGGTTGTGCCAGTGGTATCTCGGATGGTTCCGGTCTTGATAGGACCAGAGAAAGTGGTAGTAGCCATGTGTTACTCCTGTCGGGGCTAGTGTCTGCTATGCAGTCAGGGTAAGAAAAAAGGGTGGCTCTGCCAGACCCGGAGTTGCGAGGTCAGTGGTCTGACAGAGCCTTCTTGGCATTTAGGTTACGAAGAACCGGGCGAGCCAAAGATTCCCAAAGGATCGGAGACACCGAAGCTGTAACGCTCACGCGCCTTATAGCGCACGTTACCTGTGTCGAAATCACCATCCATTGAAGTCTCAAGCGGAGTACGCTCGAAATGCTTCATACCGTTAGGAACATCGGTAATCAAATAGAAGGCATTGTTGTCAGTCAGATAGTGATTGACAGCATATCCTTCAGGAATAGAACCGTTGTTCTTAATCGCGTTGATGTCATTATCAGCGGTGCTGACACGCAGCTCAGAATCTAGGATTCTGGTTGCCACAAACATCAGGTTAGGTGGAACGATCAACCGTCGTGGTCGAGCAGCGATTAGGAGTCCACGCTCATCTGTGTAGCCTGCAATTTGGATAATTGCATCTTCCAGAGAGGTTTCATTCAGATCGGCTGCTGTAGCAGGACGGTTTGAATTGAAGCCACCATTTACGAGAGGGTGACCGCCACCGCCGCCAACGCCATCTCCCACTGCTGTGAACAAGTTAACACCATCGCCTGATTGGAAGGCATTGGTGAATCCGTTGTTCAGAGGGAAGGCAGCTTTGACTTGCTTGGTGTAAGCCATCGCTCGTGCCAGTGCTTTGGTGTATCGCTGAGAGAGTGAAGCGTAGAGGTTGTCCTCCATTGCTTCCTCAGTGATGGCAAAGCCTTGTGCCACGGTCTCGTGGGTGTAACGTGCAGTGAAAGCCTCTTGCGCTGAATCGTAATTGATTGCAGAACCTTCGGGCTTGACGGGTGCAGCGCCAAAACCACTCAGCTTCACCTCTTCTTCAAACGAACGATCAGAAGTCTCTGTTTCGTAGATCATCTTATCTTCGTCTTCGTACTTTGCATACTCTAAGCCAAACAGGGCGTTAAGACCCGGAAGTAGCTCTTTGAGCATTTGGGCTCTTGATATAGCCATTTCTTAGCCTCCTTATACGCCAGTCGCGTTACGATACAAGTGCATACCAGCATTGTATGTAAGCAACACATCGGTGAAAGCATCACCTACTTCGCTATCGGGGCCATCAACAAACTCAAGAATTCTGAGAGGTAACGTGTTGGTGGTAGCAGCAGTGCTTCCATCAACAGCGTTCTTGCTGCGTCCGATTGAAGTAGAACCCGCAGTTTGAACCACTCCGACATTATTGCCGAGAGTTGTCTGCGCCAAAGCCTCATCGCTCTGCATACGGAAAACGCAATCAGGGTCATCTAGGACATAAGCCATGATGTCATCTGCTGCGGTAGAGGCAGGATAGGTTTGGTTGAAAGTGGGCTGGTTAGTTCCGGGGTCGGTGTAAAAACAACCCATGAAAATACCAACCGGAGTCATCGTGGCAGTACCAGTGTCTTTTTCGACAGTACCAGTATTCACGAGCTTGACGAAATCGCCATAGAAAATTGCAGTAGCGTAACCGCTGGCAATCTTGATGTGGCGAACTTTACCAGAGAAAGAACCGCAAGCGGATAATCCGCCTACTGGCTCCGCTCCCATAGGAGTAGCTGTAGCAGCCATATCGAAGTCCTCAGTTAAGAAGACAATCCTTTACAGGTTATCTTCGACCAAAAGTTGTCCTCGATGAGTTCTCTTGAAATTTACTCATACGAGGGTCTTGGTCGCTAAGAAAACTATTGTCCACAGCGTTCATCTGGTTTACAGCCATCTCGTTGTAATACTTAGTTCGCTGGTCTAATTGCTCGCTCGGTATAGCGCACAATAGCAAACCACCGTACTCAATATTATCTTTGAAGCGACCGCCCATTTCAGGCATGTGGTCAATTTCGGGATAGTCGATTGCCTTTACAGGAACCCACCCTTCCCTCATTTTCTGCGACACGTTTGTATTGTCGGCCTGACCCAGCATAGAGATACGAATCCATCGGTGAGATATACCGTCTCTCTTGTTAGGAACAGGCAAAGAAGACGCTGGTCTCCACGAATCAGTGGGCCTCATTGTCCTCTCTCTTGTCTCACTTTCTTGCGGTACGCGATTGAACTCGTCGTTCATTATCCTGCCTCCTTAATCAACTGAGCAGCATATTGTTCTGGCGTTAATCCCAACGTCCTCGCGACGGCATGTTGGGACGGCGTAAGCGCGACTTTACGTGTCTTTGCTCCGTTGTTTCTGGTGTTGCTTGGAGCTACCACGGCTGTATTGCTGCGTTGGCGTTGCGGGGCGCTACGATCCTCCTGCACTTCCTGTCGAGACTCAAAGCCTTCGTAATCAGGAAAACGCTCACGCATGATCTTATCTACTGTGCCATAGTATGTATCTGGATCGTTATCAAAGGTGATACCGTTTTCTTCCAGTTCATCATGTATGGCAACAGTCATCGCAGTCATCTGCTTGTGCAGAGGGTCAATTCTCTTGCCCTCGGCAGCAGCGGCTGCTCTTCTTTTCTGAGAAGCAAACCAAGGATTATTGTCAATCCACTGGTCCATACGCTCCTGTTGCTCTGAGGACATCTGAGGAGCTTGCTGCTGTGGAGCAACTGGCTTCTCAGGCTGGGCTTGTTGCCTTTGCTTTTGTGCTTGCAACTGCTGTTTGAGCCTAGCTTCACGCTGCTCATAATCCATTATTCTTGCCTGAGCTGCACTCAACAGCTTTTGGCTTTGGACCAGTTTATCAGCATCGCCCTCTTCATGAGCTTTTTTCAATTCTTTTTCTGCGCTATCCAGCTCAGCTTGCGCTTTGCCTTTGGAGCTTTCAATCAAGGCTCCCTGACTTCCAGCCAGTAACGCTTCATACTCTTGCAGTTTTTTCTGCTGTACTTGAGCGACTCTTACAGCCTCATCTTTTACGCTCTGAGCTTCGGCTAACCTACGCTCTCGGTCTTTTACCTTTCGAGTAATCTGACCAATTCGTTTCTGCACCCCTTCGCTATAGCTTGCCAACTCCTCATCTGTTAAGTCTTTGCTATAGTTTACGAGAGGCACACCTTTTGATTCTGGCTCTGGGGCTGGAGCAGCATCTTCTGTCACTTCAACCTCGATCTCAGAATCCTCAGATGAGTTATTTGCGGCGCTTAATTCGCCGTGTTGCGTCTTCACCCCGAAGAACTTGTCCTCTGCGGATGCTACGTTATCTTCTACTTCACTCATACTTTTCGTATCCACCTTGGGTCTTCTACCACAGCTTCTACGCTGTCGTCGTTGATTAAACGAAACTCTTGCCATACATCGTCTTTCTGCACCTTAAACCTAGTGCCGGAGTACGATCTCATCAAAATGCAATTGCCTATCTTGCAGTAAGGCCCGCTTGGGAACCGAGACTTATCAGAATAAGCGTCTGGCCCCATAGCAACCACAGTACCCGTTATAGAGCCAACTTCCTCTACTTCGCGCGTAGATTGCGTTTTGAGTATGCCGCCTTTCGTCTTTTCATCCGCTTGCGGCATGGCAACAAGAATTTTATAACCCTTCGGTTCAGGTATTTTAAGAGCTACCCGTGGCTCTTCGCTGGTCTCTACCCCAACGGATTGCACTTCTGCTAATGCTTCAGTCATTAGATTTTCCTGCACTGGATTAGTGTCCAGAGTCACTGCACCGCTTATGCGGAGATTAGTTGTCCTCAATACTCTTATCGAGATCGAGGATTTCACGCTCAGCAAGTGCCAGACCTTCTATTATGCCCACGCACTTGGAGTATTCTTCCATGTTACGACAACTACCTCCACTAATGTGATCTGCTGTGTCGTTCATAATAATTCGTATCTTGTCTCTTACGATCTTTAAGCTGGTGTCTGCAAAAACATCACTCATCGCGCTCTCTTTCGTCAATCATTTTTTCGCGCTTAGTATCTCTTTTATCTATCTTATCTTCAATATCTATTTGTCTTTCGTCAATCATCAGCTCTCTAGCTATATCTACGCCCAGTTTCGCACCCTCTATCTGCTCCTTGGATGCAATCCTGCTGGTCTCCAACTCTTCTTTGGTGTTGGTCTCAGCTATCTTCACGCCCAGCTTAGCGCCCTCGACCTGCTGATCCACGGCCATCTTTTCGCGATCAAGGCTATCTTTTGCCGCCGCCTTCGTCAGATCAGCTTGAATCCTTGCCATATCTGTCTGAGCCTTGGAAGCAACCTTAGCTGCCTCAATATCAAGCTCAGCTTTCTGCAACTGAAGAACTGGGTCTTCGGCAGCGGCCATAGCCTCTTGCGCGGCCATCTCTTGCTGGGCTTTTCCTGTTAACTGTTCAGCAGCAGGAACGACAAGCTGTGACAGCCTGTATTCAATATCCTCCGGCAGAGTAGAATCAAATGCAGGCAACTTGACGCCAAGCTCCTTCTGAATGTTTTCTCTGTACTGAAAGGCAACGTGCTGGGCAACGTGAGCGCTCAAAGCTGCGGCTTTCGCTGCGCCGTCTGGAGCCATTGCCAACATTTCGGTGAGCTTTGGATCATTCATTGCTGCCACATGGACAGCGATATGCGCGTCATGATCCTGATAAGCAAATGCCTTGATTGGTTCGCCAGTAATAGCCAGCATGTTCTCTGAAACAGGATCAGTGGGCGGTATGTCGTTCTCATCAGGTATGATCTTGCTTGCATCTCTGATTCCAAGAACCTCAAGCATCTGCCTGTGTAACAACGGCAGGTTGTACATCTGAGGCGCTTGAGCGGCCAACTGTAAGGCCGCCTGATACTGCATGATCCGCTGAGCCATAGTGCCAGCGTTAGGATCGCTTACAGGGATAATATCTACCCTGTCATCAAAGTCCTCTGCGGTTAAAGCGTTCTCTGCCGTGTCGTAGGGGTACTGGGTGGGACCATAATCCGCCACGATATCGCAGAGAATCTGCAATTCTTCCTTCATAGACGCATGAACACGCGCTTGAACCGCGCTCAGCACCTTCATTTCGCGCTCTAGGAGCGCAAGAGTCGTGCCAACGGGCGCTTCCCCGTTAATATCCGCTGCTTTTACGTCAGCAGCAGAGGCAAATCGTCTGCCATCCTGCACAATCTCCTGAAGCATCTGATAAAGCACAGAAGATGGCTCTTTGTACGGCAAAAATGTGATGTTATCGCGGATAATACCGCCGGGAACGTCCACATCTCGGAATTCTCCCGGCATAATCGGTGAATCGTCGCCTTTTATTCGCAAACCACGGGATTTTAGACCGCCCGGAAGGTTAGCAAGCGTTCCAGCGTCAACTAATTGGCGTAAAAGAGACGTAGCTGACTTGGTTAAGCCCCCAATCATGTGGACTAGGCCAAATCCGTAGAAGCCAAGTCCGGGTAAATACTGATAA